CCATCAACTGGGAAACAGACGAGACCACTGGCCATGTGATAGTGCGCAAAGTTGAACCAGAAGCTCCCGCGGGCCCCTGATGCCGCTGATCTTTGAAAGCCCAGATGATGGTAAGACTGTGTATGCCAGGGAGCTTGGACACATGGATCGCTGGCTAGTCAAGCGCGATCCTTCAGATCCCTACTATCAAAACCTATATCTATGGCATGACATGAAGCACGCAGCCAAAGATAATCCAGCCTTGCGCGAAGTGCTGGATCAAGCTATAATGATCTATAAGCTGAGCAAGGAGCAACCATGAGCACTGCCAAGAAGTACCGTTACAGCGAGACCTTTGGAGGCAACGCTGGTCCTACTCCTACCATACAGGGCGAAGGCAGGTATGCTGGTCATCCCACAGTTTGGATACGCTTCTGGGGCTGCAACTTCAACTGTGACGGATTTGGACAGGCTAATCCCAGAGATCGCAGCACCTACAAGCTAGATTATCAGGAATACGACCCTCAGGCCAACGGCATCACCAAGATGGATGATCTGCCGGTGTGGACAACTGGCTGCGATAGCAGCTACAGCTGGAGCACCAAGTATGGCCATCTGGCACATCAGAGCACAGCAGAAGAGATCTGCGCAGATTTTCGCAGCAGGCTGCAGGGAGGATCATTTGTGCATCCTCGCAGCGGACAGGACGTGCATCTAGCATTCACCGGCGGCGAACCCATGATGAGCCAGACAGGCATCGTGGACATCATGCAGACGCTTCGCATGCAGATGGACATGCCTCGCCACATCACCATAGAGACCAACGGCACGCAGGCTGTGCGCAAGAACTTTGATGAGTTCTTTAACAATCGCGGCATGTACAATGGCGAGCTGTTCTGGAGCGTGAGCCCCAAGCTGGGCACTTCAGGCGAGAGCTGGACAGATGCTATCAAGCCAGAGATCGTGCGCGAATACAGGCTGATCAGCAATCACGGACAGCTGAAGTTCGTGCTTGACAAGAATCCACTGACCTGGGATGAACTAGAGCGAGCAGTTGATGCTTTCCGCGCAGCAGACGTGAACTGGCCAGTGTGGGTCATGCCTGTGGGGGCTACTCGAGAAGAACAGGAAGACGTGCAGATGTGGGTCACGGAAGAAGCGCTCAAGCGCGGCTACAACGTAGCAGCTCGCATACACTGCTGGATCTTCAGCAACGTGATAGGAAGATAAGCATGAGCAAGATACCGTTTGGTTGGTTACCAGCTGCCTGGGGACTAAAAGGCAAGAGCCGAGAACTGGCAGAAGCTGAATACTATCTCACAGGCTATGATCTAGACATTGCCAAGGCCCGGATCGGCCACGGGCTAGATAGCCCGGCCTTTACCAAGAGCGTGTTGGACATCGATCTGGCTTACGGCAAGATCAGCGCCTATGATCGCGATAGCAGATTGGCAGAACTAGACAACTCTGACGAGACTGCGTTGGCACTGGCCAAGCTGGATGTGGAACTCAAGCACAATCGCATAAGCGCACCAGAACACGAACGCAAGGCCGCAGACATCAAGAACGAACCCTACATGGCCATGCCCAAGATCAGCTGGGACCCGGTTGATCCCAGCAAGACCTTCTTTGAGCTAGATTACAACGATGCATTCGTGCAGTCTCTGCGAGCTAATAACTATCAGGGCAGCGACGAGGACGTGATCAACCGCTGGCTAAACGATGTCTGTAACAGCATACTAGCAGAGATGGCCCCCACTGATCCAGAGTTTGTCAGCAATGTTCGTCGCATTCGGCGAGAGGATGGTAAGACCGAGCATAGCTAATACCATAAATACAGGGTGAACCAGACACTTACAACACTGTTTGACAGCCCGGATTGGCCTCGCATCTATAGGCAGCAGGCCAGCAGAGGCATCCTGGACGAGCTAAAGAGCATGCCCTATCCTGCTATAGGCATCGAGATAGGTGTGGGTCTTGGTATCAACAGCTGGTTCATGCTCAACGAATGTCCAAACATAGCCATGCTGACAGGCATTGATCATTACGCACCCTATCACGACTGGGACAAACCAGTGAGCAGGATGGAAGCAGAAGCCAACTATGCCATACTGCAGGCCAACCTACCTCTGATGGGCGACAGGTTCAACTTCATACGCGAAGACAGCCAAAAAGCCGCAGCACTGCTGGAAGACCAAGCATATGATTTCGTGTTCATAGATGGTGGTCACAGCATGAAGCAGGTTCTAACCGATTTGGACAGCTGGGTACCAAAAGTGCGCCCAGGCGGATTGGTCGCTGGACATGATGCTAACCTGTTTTCAGTTAATTTCGCAGTTACCAGCTGGGCCAAAGCCCAGGGTATACCCAGCAAGCAGGTGCGCATGGTTGCCAACGATGGTTGGTACTGGCGCAAGAACTAACAGTTGACATAGATCGCAGCTGTGCTATACTCAGGATGGAGGCGAGCATGGCAACTTATCTAATAATTGATACTCAGAACCTATTCATGAGAGTGCGCCATGGTGTGAGAGCTCCTAGCACTGAACTTCAGTTGGGCATGGCGCAGCACATAATATTCAACAGCATCAAGAAGGTATGGACAGAATTCAGTGGCAGCCATACCGTTTTCTGCTTGGAAGGACGAAGCTGGCGCAAGGATGTGTATACGCCATACAAGGCAAACCGCAAGGTAGCAGCTGCCAAACGCACAGAACGAGAAATCGAAGAAGACCAGCTGTTTTTCGAAAGCATGGATGGATTCGTGGAATTCATCAAGAACAAGACCAACTGCACGGTGCTGCGCCATCCAAACGCTGAAGCAGACGACATGATCGCACGCTGGATACAGCTGCATCCAGATGACAAGCACGTGATCATCAGCAGCGACAGTGATTTCCAGCAGCTGATCGCAGAAAATGTCATACTATACAATGGCATAGCTAGCCTGCTATACACTCACACAGGCATCTATGATCAAGATGGCAAGCTGGCAATCAACAAGCAAGGCAAGCCAATGCCTGTGCCAAATCCAGAATGGATACTGTTTGAAAAGTGCATGCGCGGGGATGACAGCGACAACGTGATGAGTGCGTTCCCAGGTGTGCGCAAGACCAAGCTAGAAGCTGCCTACGAAGACCGACATAATCGCGGATATGCGTGGAATAACCTCATGCTTAGCAAGTGGTTAGATCACGAGAATGTAGAACACAGAGTGCGGGACGACTACGAGAGAAATCGCATGTTGATCGACCTAACTCAACAGCCGTTGGATCTCATAGACAAGTTTGACAGGCTGATCATCGACGAAGTCAACCAATCAGTCAAGAAGCAGATCGGACTGGCCCTCATGCGCTACTGCAACATCAACGGCTTGGTCAGGATCGAAAAGAACGTGAATGACTTCGCACCCTGTTTCAGTGCACAATACGATGGGCAACTGAGGATGGAAACAGCATGAGCAGCTACAAGCTAAAGGAAATCACGGAAGCCAGCTACATCCTTGAAAAGGATGGCAGCAATGCTGGGTTGGTCACTGTAACTGTGGAAGGCTTCAAGGTCATTGGTCCGTTTGATCGCAAGCTGTTCGCAGACGCCGACGAGCTAACTGCTTTTCTAGGTGGTAACCTGCAGATAGAAGCACGTGAAACTGATGACGACAAGGACGATGAGATTGGCCAGATCAACGGCTATCCAATCAAGCACAAGGCAGTGTTTGATGTGGAAGAAGGTGCTATAGTTACCTATGCTAAGACCGCCAAGGGCAAGGCCAGATTCGCTGCGGGATACTATGCGTTGGATTTTGAACATGGCTGGACTGGCAGCTACTGCCCGCGCACACAGACCTTGGAAGAGAATGAGTTCATAGGCCCGTTCCGCACCAAGCTGGAGATGCAGAATGCCATGAGCCAAAAGAAAAGGATCAGCAAAGCATGACGGACGAAAAGAACCAAGTTAGATCTTTCCTTGAAAAGCACAGAGTAGCCAAGATCAGCAACAGCAGAGAGATCCGGTTGACCATGCACGAAGCTGATCTCCTCAGCGCAAGCATTGCTGTGATGCTGTCGCGTGAGAACGAGATGAACCAAAAGATCATCGATCTACAGCAGCAGATCCTCACTGCTGAGGTAAAACAGGACGGCGGCAGGTTCTAATCCCATTAAATAATGGGTGGAAAAGACAGATTGGCCCCATGGTGATCTCCGCGATCTCGGACCTCAGGGTCCCTATGTTTGGTTGACCAAACACGGCATCGATATCTGCTATCAAGCCAGGCTCATCGATCCGGAAGATCCCTTGACTGACCATGCTATAGCCAGGCTGCGAAAAGCACTGTTTGTTAATCAAGGATGGCGGCTCACGTCAGCTGGTCTCAAGCTGCTTGGAGAGAGATACAACAGCTACGTGGCCAACAGCGACGACAACAACATCATGACAGGACGAGTGCTGCTGGGCTTAGAAGATGCTCTGCGAGGACCATGGGCGGTGCGAGGCAAGAGCCTGATAGTGTTTGAGCCAATGTTACACTTTGAGCTACAGATGGTGGATGGCAGCGCACAACAGTTCGTGAACTTCAAAAAACACGCTTGACAGTCTCAGATAATCTGTTATTGTGTGACTATGAAATGGAAACACACACAGAGCCCTGCGTTACCAAGCGACAATCCCTGCTACGTGGTCAATCCAGATCTCTGGTCAGCATTCCGAGACAGCTTTAGGTCAAGGTTTGGATTTGGCCCAGCTGAGAAGCCAATCTATACCGAAGCCTTCTGCGCACAGTGGATGGATCACGAGGTTCCAGTTGAGCAGTGATCGTGACTGGGGTTGGGCAGCTCATCTGTATAGGACTACCATAGATGTTCCTCACTCTGATGAGCTCTACGGCGACGTGCTTGGGCGCGTGATAGAACAGCGCGATCTCAGCAAGATCACAGCAGATGACATTGCCACAGGCTGTGCAGTCCGCGAATATTGGGCTGCTAAATTGGACGAGATACTAGCAGAAACTGCGGACAGATACACCAGAGAATGCTGGGCAATGGCCACAGGAAAACGTTATTTTCAAGCTATTTTTGCTGTCAGCATGACGCTTAGCTACTTGAAATCAAAGGCAAAAATACCGGTTGACAGTCCCTAGATACATGCTAATGTAGCATAGATAACAGGGAGCAGGCATATGCTTTACACCATGGAAATCTGGAAGGTCGACAAGCGCCAAAAGAGCGGAAAGCGGCTCTGCGGCAAGTATGACTACGATAGGCCCGATCTCGCGGCAATGACGCGCGAAGTGCGCGAGCTGCTGCATCTCTATCCCTCGGCCCAGGGCTTCAGCTTTGAGATACATGAGACCATGGTGATGCGCAAGAACATCATCACTGGCAGGGAATTCCACGAACGTTACGACACTCCCTATCATGCCAGTCCCAGAAGCGAGAGCTACTGGAGCTCTTGATTTTTCTGGTTGACAGGTATACAAAACATGCTAGTGTAAGATCACAACAACGGAGACCACATACAATGGCTAACGCTTCTGCTACCAAGACTCGCATGCTGGAAAACACTGGCATTTCCCCATCACGCCTCAAGACTGCGCTGACCCACAGCATCAACCGCAAGCGTCCTATCTTCGTTTGGGGTCCACCGGGCATTGGCAAATCTGATATCGTTGCTGAGGTAGCACGCGAACAGAATCGCCCACTTATCGACATCCGACTGCCTCTGATGGAGCCCACAGACGTGCGCGGTATCCCTTATCTCGCTGAGGTCAAGGTATACGACGCACAAGGAAACTTGGTGCGCGACGAAGCCAACGTGCCGCTGACAGAGAAGGTCTTTAAGTGGAGCAATCCCAGCGATTTGCCCACAGACCCCAACAGCCGCGCATTGGTGTTCTTTGACGAGATGAGCGCAGCGCCTCCCAGCGTGCAGGCAGCTACCTATCAGGTGATCCTCAATCGCAAGATTGGTACCTACGAGCTGCCCAAGGATGTGGTGATCGTTGCCGCAGGCAACCGTGTCAAGGACAAGGGCGTGGCCTACAACATGCCCATGCCTCTGGCTAACCGCTTCACGCACGTAACTTTGGATGTCAGCATTGACGACTGGAAAGAATGGGCTCTGCTGAACCGCGTGCACAAGGACGTGGTTGGTTATCTCAGCTTCCAGCCCAACGACTTGATGAACTTCCAACCCAGCGCGGACAGCTATGCGTTCGCCACGCCTCGTTCATGGTTCTTTGCTAGCGAGCTGCTGCAGGAGCCTAACAAGGACGGCGACATGGTAGACGTGCGCTTGACAGACGAGTCTCTGGGTGATCTCATCAAGGGCACAGTGGGCGAAGGTCCCGGAATCAAGTTCATGACCTATCGCAAGCAGGCTGCTAACTTGCCCAATGCCAAGGACATCTTGGAAGGCAAGGTCACCAAGCTCAACACCAAGCAGATCGACGTGATGTATGCGTTGACCACTGCGCTGTGCTACGAGCTCACTGATGCCAGCAAAGGTGTCAAGGAAGACAACAAGAAGAATGACGCCTTCCAAGCCAAGGTAGACACGTTCTTCCGCTTCATCATGGACAACTTTGAAGACGAGCTGGCTGTGATGGGTGCCAAGACCATCATGGGTACCTACAAGCTGCCTCTGCAGGCGCCAAAGCTGAAGAACTGGGTAGAGTTCTGCAAGCGTTACAGCGATCTCATCCCTAGCATCTAAATAACTCACAGGGCGTCAGCTTAGTGGTTGACGCCCTGGTAATATGTGCTATCATGGTTCATTGGAGGTACACAATGTCAATTCAACGAGATCCAATCACCAAGAAGATCAGCCAAGCGCGACTGGAACTGCTGTTCAAGACGCCGTTCTTTGGCACGCTGACCATGCAGCTGCCTTTGGTAGATGCCACTGACGCAGGTTGGTGCAGCACTGCAGCCGTGGACGGCCGCAACATCTATTACAATCGAGACTTCTTCAAGGACCTTGACATCGACGAGATCAAGTTCGTGCTGTGCCACGAGGTGCTGCACGTGGCTCTGGACCATTTTGGTCGCCGCACGCACCGCGACCCCAGCTGGTGGAACATGGCCAACGACTATGTGATCAACGGCATGCTTACCTCAGATAAGATCGGCAAGATGCCTACCAAGAAGGTCACCGAGGTTGACGACAAGGGCGAGACCAACCAGCGTGTGGGCTTGTATGATGAGAAGTATCTGGGTTGGACTTCTGAGGCAGTCTATGATGATCTCGAAAAGCGCAAGGTCAAGAAGCAGCTGACCATGGACGTGCATCTGGAGCTTGGCGGTGACAGCAACGGCAAGGATGGCAAGGGTCGACAGGCCGTGGACAAGGATGGCAATCCAATCAAGGTCAGCGAAGAAGATCTCAAGAAGATCCGCGAAGAGATGAAGAACAAGGTGCTGCAGGCAGCGCAGGCTAGTGCTGGCAAGATGCCAGCTAGCCTACAGCGCATCATTGATGATCTGGTAGAGCCAAAGATCAACTGGCGCGATCTCCTGCAGCAGAACATCCAGAGCTGCATCACTGATGACTTTACCTGGATGCGCCCCAATCGCAAGCACATGTATGGTGGCATCTTCCTGCCAACACTGGACAAGGACGATACCATTGACATTGCCATTGCTATCGACATGAGTGGTTCCATCAGCGACAGCATGGCCAAGGACTTTCTCAGTGAAGTCTATGGCATCATGAGCATGTACAATGACTTCACCATCAGCATCCTTTGCTTTGACACACAGGTCTATAACTTCCAGAAGTTCACCAAGGACAGCGCAGACGACCTGCTGAACTATGAATGCAAGGGTGGCGGCGGTACAGATTTCATGGCGTTCTGGAACTATTGGATGAGTGAGCAGATCGAGCCCAAGAAAGCAGTGGTGTTCACAGACGGTTATCCGTTTGGTACTTGGGGCCCAGAGAGCTACTGCGACACGCTGTGGATCATCACAGAGGGTCACAAGACTCGCGTGAAGCCACCGTTTGGTCAGTATGCCTACTATGATCACGACACGGGTGTGGAAGAGATCGGACAGGCTGCTTGAGCAGCCTGTCACCAACAGGAGCACAGCATGAGCCTAGAGAATCACATCAATCGTTTGGTAACAGAACATCAAGCCTTGGACCATGAGATTGATCGCAGGGAACGCACAGGTCGATACGACGACGATGCTATACACCAACTCAAAAAGAAGAAGTTGGCTCTCAAGGATGAGATCGCTAAACTTAGTGCAGATAATCAGCACAAGAAGGCAAGCGAGTAATGGAAGGTACACCAGGAGAATTTCGACCACAGCTGGCTCAGCTTAGTGCCCAGCTGTGTGCCATGGTAGCCGAACGATTGGCTATGTGGACCAGGGACATGCCCCCGCAGGAGCGACAGAAGATCATCGACATGATCGAAGACAAGCTGCCTGTGGTGGTGACCAACAGCATAGAAAAGACAGCTAGCCTGCACAGTGCGCAGGGTGTGGCCTATCTAGAAGAGCACTTGGAGGAATGGGCTGACACATGGGCCAAGAAGTTCATAGGCAAAGACTGATACGTCGCACTCAGCTGTTGGGAAATCTCATAGTAGCTGAACTGAATCCTGCCAGCTTTGACTTCAACGTCAGCTTGCTGGAACAGCAGCTGATGATAGATTGGCCCACTGCCAAGATAGATCGCAAGATACTGTTGGATGAATACCGCACTAACATGGTAGAGATAAAATTCAACAACAGAGAAGATGCTATAGACTTTCACCTGAGACACGAACAATAGGACACACAGATGGATGCCATGGAACTTGGACGTGAGATGATGTCACGCAGCGGCGATCTCAAGGATGACAAACAGTGCTGCGAATGGGCTCGCATAGGGCAGATGCTTACACAGCTTGGTACACCCAAGATGCCCAAGACCTTCTTTGATATGCAGGCCAAGGATCGCATGGTGGTTCTAGATGCTATCAAGGCCCTGCAGAAACGCTGATCAGGCATGCTACTATAAATAGTTCTGGTATCTAACCGGAGTCGTAGCAGCATGATCAAGACTATCTGCATCGCAGTATTGCTGTTTGCCGCTTTCGTAGCAGCAGGGTTGGTAGGACTGTCATGCGAGACTCTGCACAACGATCTTGCGTTCAGCACGGGAGCCTTCATAACCAGCTTTGGTACCATGAGCATCACCGTGCTGCGCATCTGGAATGCCATAACCTAGCAAAAAGATATTTGATCTCCCAGTCGCCATGGTTAATATATGTTACCATGTCCATGAGGAGGGAAAACCGTGAACGATCAAGTTACACAACCACAGCAAGATAGTACAATCAATCTTGCAGATCTACAGAACATCCTGACTGTGCTGGATCTCGCTAGCAGCCGCGGTGCGTTCCGTGGTGCAGAGCTTGAGCCAGTTGGCCAGCTATACAACAAGTTCAAGAAATTCGTAGACGCAGCCGCAGCACAACAGACCAGCGGCGATCAACCAGCAGGTAATGCCAATGGCTGATATGATGAAGCACATAGGCCAGTTGGAGAACACTGGCAAGCAGGTAGTAGTGGTATTCATGAGCCTGCCAGGCGATGATGAACATGCACTGGTCATAGACACAGATGCGCTGCCTGATCAGTACAACGAAGCACTCCGCAAGATAGTAGAAAGCGTGGAAGGTCAACAGAGCAAGGACCTAGGCGAACTACTGGGCCGCCGCCCTGCTCCGGATGGCACTGGCGCTACCATGCTCCAGAAGCTGCATGCTGCCCAGCGCTTGGACAAGGTTCCTGTTGATCTCGTACACATGACACCGGCTCGCGGCATGAAGTTTCCTCTGCGCCAGATCCTGGCTGCCATGAAAACTGTTGACGACGCTACTCCGCCAGACCTCAATGATCTGGATCCAGCCACTCGCGCAGCAGTGCTAGCAGAGATGGGCAAATTCAACGTGCATCAGAGCAACTTGGAAGGCACCACTGCTGATGGCCGAGCACAGGAAGCACGAGACTTGATCCGCATGGCAGAGATGCTTGAAGCTGATGCTACAGCACGCCGCGCACAGGCCTATGCTATCGATCCCACGCTAAACCCTGGCCACAAAGCCAAGGCCAATGGTGGTTCGTGGTTGGAAGAAGCAGCAG